TGTGCTCGTTTCAAGATGGGCAACGGAATGAATAGTTACACCTACGTCAAGGGTATTGCAGAAGAACTTCGCGGTATCGCTAAGCAGTTCAATGTTCCTCTCTGGACGGCTACTCAGGTCAACCGTGAAGGTGCAAAAAGCAGTGACATGGAGATGACCGATACCTCTGAAAGCTTTGGTCTGCCCCAGACTGCAGACTTCTTCTTTGCTCTGATTGAGAATGAAGAACTTGCTGAAGCCGGCCAACTGGTTGTCAAGCAACTAAAGAACCGTGGTAATGATACCACAAAAAATCGTAAGTTCCTAGTTGGCGTAAACAAGTCTAAGATGAAATTTTATGATGTTGACAACTCCAGCAACAATCTTGTTGAGGCCAACAACACAGGTGAAGAAGGATTTGGTTCGGGTTCAGATCCGATTACGTTTGATCCAAAATTTGGTAAGAAGAAGAACAAGGCAGTCAACTGGACTTTTGAAGACGCTGCAAAATGAGCATATATATTGATAAGAAATATGTGAACATGGTTTCTGGAGCCCTTCAGAAGTTTAAGTGGAAGAAAGACAACCTAGCCACCTGCAGATGTTTCGCTTGTGGCGACTCAAAGAAAAATAGATCCAAGACAAGGGGATATTTCTTTGAGAACAAGGGAAAATATGTTTACAAATGTCACAATTGCGGTATTGCTTGTAATTTATATTCTGTTCTTGAAAGTGTCAGCCCATCTCTCTGCAAAGAGTATGCGTTTGAAAACTTCAAGGACAAAAATCCAGAGCCGATTGAACGAGAGGAAACAGTTGTGCGTCAACCTATGTTCACGAATCTCGGAACCCGGCTCGACTTGCTCGACCCAACTCATAAGGCAGTAAAGTATGTTAAATCTAGAGAAATTCCTGAAGAAAAGTATTGCAATTTTTATTACTGCTCTGATTTCAGTCGGATCATGGCGGATTTTGATCGTGAAGGGACCAAGGAAGACAGACTCGTCATACCGTTCTATGACGAGGATGGGTCACTACTTGGCGTACAGGGGAGATCCTTTGAAGAAAAGAGGGATTCGATACGCTACATCACCCTCAAGAAAGATGGCGAAGAACGGCTTTGGTACAACCTAGATAAAGTAGACCCTCGGGAAACTGTATATGTTACTGAGGGCCCGATTGACTCCATGTTCATTCCCAATGGAGTGGCAATGCAAGGTGCTGGCTGGCTTGACACGATGCCTGCAAAGATTGCAAAGTCAAAGATTGTGTTTGTTTTTGACAACGAGCCTAGAAATCTAGAAATTGTCAACCTGATTGGTAGATATATTGACGCCGGACGAAATGTAGTAATCTGGCCCGAAGAAATAGAAAAGAAAGATGTCAATGATATGGTAAAGGTCTATGGAACCAATTTAACCATAAAATTGATTATCAACAATGTTTATTCTGGACTAAAAGCCAAAATGAAGTATACTTACTGGAAGAAGGTTTAAAATGGATGATAATGAAGACATGACAGAAGAAGATATCTTAAAGGCCAGTGAAGCCTATCTTACTTTTGTGCAGCGATTTGGTGAATACGTAAAAGAGATGGACCCAGGTCTGTGGTCCCGAGCACGAGAATACGCTGCGGACTTTACAAAGATTGATGGTGTGAGAGTTGAACTTGTAGATGAGGATGAAGATGACCGAGATACAGAACATAAAAATGGAGCAGACTAAGTACTTTGTCCTAGATCACGGACACGTTGATCTAGTGGACTATATGGGCTCTGATCTGAGTGTTGTTAATGCTGCAAGAGTTTCTTTCAATAAAGAAAGTTCTTGGCAGAGCGATCCTAATTGGACAGGCTTCAATAAAAAAGAACTGTCTGATAGAGACACCAAGCTTATTCGCTATCTTGCAAAGCACAATCACTTCACTCCATTCTGTCATGCACAGATTAGTTTGCGCATCAAGTGCCCAATCTTTGTTCGTGCACAACTTGGCAAGCATCAGATTGGTCTTGTGATGAATGAGGTCAGCCGTAGGTATGTCACCTATGAGCCTGAGATCTATACTCCACTGTGGAGAAGTTCTCCTACTGATGGAGCAAAGCAAGGCAGCAGTGGTCCAATCGAAGATATGGATACGTGCATCAAACTTCGTCAGGAATATGATGGCGTTGCTAAGGAATGTTTGGATCTTTACAATAAACTTTTGGCCGATGGTGTTGCTCCTGAACAGGCGCGTTCAATATTGCCACAAGGAACTTATACGGAATTTGTGTGGACTGGTTCTCTCTATGCATTTGCCCGAGTTTATAACTTGAGAATCGATGCACATGCCCAATGGGAAATTCAGGAATATGCAAAAGCAATTGATAAATTAATTGCTCCCCTTTTCCCGGTTTCTTGGCAGACATTAACGTCTAGATAATCTATATGTCTATTATTTTTACAGGCGGTAGTGGCTTTTTAGGTAAAACATTTAAAGACTATAGTTTTAATGCAAATTATTTGAGTTCTAAAGATGTTGATCTTAAAGATCAAAAATCTACATTTGAATATTTATTTGCACAAAAACCAAATTGTATAATCCATGCAGCAAATAAAGTTGGTGGTATTTTAAAAAATAGTCAATGTATGTATGAATTTTATCATGATAATCTATTAATGAATACAAATGTAATCGATTATTGTGTAAAAACGAATACAAAATTAGTTTTAATGAGTAGTACTTGTGTTTATCCTAAAAATGCAAACAGCTATCCAATGACAGAAAATATGCTTCATGATGGATTGGCAGAAGAAACAAATTTAGGATATGCTTTTTCTAAAAGAGCCGCAGATATTCAATTATGGTCTGCCAGTAAACAATATGGATATAGCAACTATACTATATTTTATCTGAGCAATCTTTATGGAAAGCATGATCATTATTTTTCTAAAGATTCTCATTTTGTTTCATCATTCATAAGTAAAATACTTTCTTCAGAAAATAATACAATTGAAATGTATGGAACTGGTGCTCCATTAAGACAATTTACATATTCGGATGATATTGTAAAAATAACAAAATATTTTATTGAAAATAATATATTGGGATCATTTAATATTTCAACTCCAGAAAATTTGTCTATTCGCAATATGGCAGAAATTATTTTGAATAAATTTAATATTAAAAAAGAATTGTTATTTAATGGTACACTTGATGGAGTTTTTAGAAAAGACGTTTCATCTGAAAAATTATTGGCTACAATGCCAGATTTTCAGTTTACAAAATTCAGTGACGGTATAGAAAAATTAGCAAAGGATATTACATGTTTTGGAATTTAATGCCCAAAGAAAATATAAGTGACCATGAACGTAAAGAGTTGTCTAATTTTATTTTGAATACAGACAAATATACCCAAGGCCATTATGTAAAACAATTTGAACAGGATTGGTCTGCGTGGCAAGGTTGCAAGTATTCTGTATTTGTAAATTCGGGTTCTTCTGCTAATTTGATGTTAGTAAAATCGTTATACGATTTATATGGACCCGGTGGTATGATTTGTCAAGCCTGCACATGGCCAACGAATATCAATCCAGCAATGCAATTAAAGGAAAGTACTTTTTTACAACTTTGTGACAATAATTTAAACAACTTTGGTTTTGATATTGAACAGTTAAAAAATTATATTGTTTCTTTAAAGCCTGACTATTTGTTTTTAACTCATATTCTTGGCTTTAATGGTGCTACTGATGAACTTATTGCTCTATGCCAAGAAAACAATATCAAAATTATAGAAGATTGTTGTGAATCTCATGGTGCAATGTTCAATGGCAATAAAGTAGGCAATATTGGTTTAGCCGGAACTTTTTCGTTCTATTATGGCCATCATATAACGACTATTGAAGGTGGTATGATTTCAACAAATAATGAAGAACTGTATCACCAACTACTTTTGAATCGATCTCATGGATTTTTAAGAGAACATCCAAATAAAGAAACAATAGAAACTTCATGTGACCGTAGATTTACATTTTTGACAGATGGATTTAATTTTAGAAATACAGAAATAAATGCATATCTTGGTATAATGCAATTAAAAAAATTAGATAACAATATAAAAGTTAGAAATAACAATTATAACTATTATATTTCAAAGTTGGACTCATTAAAATATGAGACTAATTTTAATTCAAATGGAATAAGTTCATTTGCAATGCCAATTATATCAAAAAAGAATAATACTAAAGACTTGTCATCTAAATTAACTGATGCAGGTATAGAAAACAGACCATTTATTGCCGGAAATCTATTTAAACAACCATATATGAAAAAAGTAAATATGTACAATAGTTTTCCAAATGCAGACTATCTGCATAATAATGGATTATATGTTGGCAATAATCAATTTGTAGAGTATACTATGATTGATAAATTGTTACATATTCTTAATAATGAATAAAAGTAAAAAATTAAAATATTTGGTAATATATGATTTTTATAAAAAACCATATTTTATAACAGTTTACAATAAAAAAGAATTAAAATATGTTAAAAGTATTTTAAAAGACGGAGAAGTATACAAAATTTTAAATACAACACCATTTATAGGATGGTGAATTAATATAAATAAGAAACCCACTTAGGAATTTAATTATGGCCGAAATTTTATCACCATTTCAATCGTTTATTTTCATCTCTCGCTACTCTCGCTGGCTCAACGACCAAAATCGTCGTGAGACTTGGGATGAATGTGTAGACCGTTGGTGGAAGTATTTTACTGGTAAGGTTCCACAACTTGCTGAACGCCCAGATGTCAAGGAAGCAATTCTCAATCTAGAAGTTCTTCCTTCCATGCGCAGCCTCATGACTGCTGGTCCTGCGTTGGATCACGACAACACTTGTTTATACAATTGCTCATACTTGCCAATCGACAGTCTTGATTCGTTTGCAGAACTTTTTGTCGTTCTCATGAATGGCACTGGTGTTGGATATTCAGTTGAACATCAATACACCGACAAGCTTCCACAAGTTGCTAACAAGATTGAAAAGTCTTTCAATATAACTTATGTTGTTGAGGACTCCAAGGAAGGTTGGGGCAACGCAATCAAATTCATCATAGATCACCTCTATGCGGGTCGTCACGTTAAATGGGATCTAAGCAAGATTCGTCCTGCTGGAGCAAGACTTAAGACTTTTGGTGGTCGTGCTAGTGGGCCTGCTCCTCTAGACAATCTATTCAAGTTTGTCGTGAAGATTTTCTACAACGCACAAGGACGCAGACTGACTGCTCTTGAGTGTCACGATGTTTGCTGTGCTATTGCAAATGCAGTTATTGTTGGTGGTGTTCGTCGTTCTGCGATGATCTCATTGAGCGATCTTGCTGATCGTGAAATGGCACTATGCAAGAGTGGTGCATGGTGGGAACAGGCTGGCTTCCGTTCATACGCCAACAACTCTGCTGTGTATCGTGGCCGTCCTCCAATGGGCCAATTCCTTGAAGAATGGACCTCACTCTACAATAGCCACAGCGGTGAACGTGGAATGATCAATCGCAAGGCACTACAGGAACAGGCTGCAAAGTCTGGGCGCGATCCAGACTGCGAGTATGGCACCAACCCATGCTCAGAGATCATTCTCAAGCCATTTGAATTTTGCAATCTTTCTACAGTTGTAGTTCGTCAAGACGATACTGCCGCAACACTGAAGAAGAAGATTGAGATCGCTACAATCATTGGTACTGTTCAATCTACCTTTACCAACTTCCCATACCTTCGTCCCGAGTGGAAGAAGAACTGTGAAGAGGAAAGACTGCTTGGCGTATCTATGACAGGTATTTTTGACAACAAGCTTACCAGTGGTTTGGAAGGCAAGCCAAAGCTTGTTCGTCTTCTTGAGACTCTTCGTGATCATGCGACTGCGACGAATCTCAAGTGGGCAGAGAAGTTGGGAATCAATCCTAGCAAGTCAGTTACTTGCGTGAAGCCTGAAGGCACTACATCGTGTTTGGTGGACTCTGCCTCGGGTCTGCATCCTCGCTATGCGGATTATTATTACCGCAGAATTCGTCTGGACAAGAAAGATCCTCTGTACAATTTGATGAAGGATCAAGGCGTCCCGTGTGAGGATGATGTTATCAACCCAACTTCTACTGCCGTCTTTACGTTTGCGATGAAGGCTCCAAAGGGAACCATGACCACTGAGGAACTTCGCGCACTGGACCATCTTGATCTGTGGAAAACTTATCAAGAGCACTTCTGCCATCACAAGCCATCAATCACCGTCAACTACAAGGATTCTGAATTTCTTGAAGTCGGTAACTGGCTCTGGGAAAACTTTGATGTCGCAACAGGCATCTCGTTCCTTCCCGGTGGTGATAGCCACACCTATGCTCAGGCACCCTTTGAGCAGATTGATTCTGCAACCTATTCAGCACATCCTAAGGTTAAAGTTAACTTTAAGGACTTGTCTAAATACGAGGCAGAAGACAATACTGAATCCGCAAAGGAATATGCTTGTAGTGCAGGCGGATGTCAGATAGTGTAATTTACTTTCCTCGGTAGCTCAGTGGTAGAAGCATTCGCCTGTTAAGCGAAATGTCGCTGGTTCGATCCCAGCCCGAGGAGCATAAAATAAAAAATTCCACCCTACAAGGGTGGAATTTTTACATAAATATTTTAGGCAGAGGTGGTGGGTATTCCACGCAGTCCTTTTGGGATGTTCGAAGTATATTTCATCAGACTGCTAAGGAACCACCACTTCTGACCAAGGTATAAATATATATGTTCCATATGTTAATCGGCATTGATTACTCTATAACCTGCCCCTGCCTTTGTCTATATGATGAACGTAGAGAATTTAAATTTGAAAATTGTTTCTTTTATTATTTGACCAATACAAAGAAATATGCTGATAAAATTGCTCCAAATATTACCGGGGAATCTTTTCAGGAATATCATATTGATGTAGACAGATTTGACAGCATATCTGATTGGGCCATCAATCTTTGTATTGGGGCCTCAGAGGTTGCCGTAGAAGGCTATTCTTTTGGGTCTAAAGGCCGTGTATTCAATTTGGCAGAGAACATGGGGATTCTGAAGCACAAGCTGTACAAACAGGCTATACCGGTCACTATAGTCGAACCTTCCAAAGTTAAAAAATGTGCCACTGGGAAGGGAAATTCGGACAAACTTGCAATGTACGAAGCCTTCAAAAATGAAACAAAGACCGATCTATTGACGGTCTTTGGTCAAAAAACTTTGAGTAATCCTGTTACGGATGTTATTGACAGTTTTTATATTTTGAAATCTTTGGTCAATAGCAAAAATTAATATGCTCGGCCATTTCTAAAATCTGAAGATCTATCCAATCTTTCATGGAATCTCTTTGGAACTTGGCCACTTGTTTTAATTCTATCAATAACTTCTTTCCATGCACTGCCATTTACTTTGGCCGGTGACATTGTAGAATTAAAATGAACAGCATTTGCCTGTACGGACCAATTCTTTTGAATTTTCTTCTTCTTACATTTGGGACATGGTTTCTTCATAGGAAGATCATGGTCTTTCATCAAATGAGTTTCTTCAAAAATATGTTCACAGTTTTCACAAATGTAAGAATAATTAGGCATATTTGTCTCTCTTAAAAGTAATTAGCATGTGTTCAAAAAGGAATCCATAACTTGGTTCCTTTGGTTTATTTCTTAAAGGCATCTTGGCATCCTTTGGATTTCGATTGCCTTTTTTCAGATTACAATCTTTGCATGCTGCCACCATGTTAGTCCATGTAGACCCACCACCCTTTGAGCGGGGAGTTACATGGTCAATTGTTGCAGTCTTATCACAAAGTTCAATACCACAATATTGACAGCAATAGCTGTCTCTTCTCAAAATATTTTTACGAGATGCTGCTGCCTTCTTATATGGCAACTTTACATAATATTTTAAAATTAAAACTTTAGGAATCTTAACAATCTTTGAAACAGATACAACTTCATAGCATTCGGCTGAAGTTTCATCTCCGTACACTTTGTCACGACTTAATAGTTTAAAAGCTTTACCAATAGTGATAATATTGAGTGGGCTATTATCTTGGTTTAACAGGAGTACCTGTTTCTTCATACCTTTTAAGTATTTATGTAAATCTAAATATTTCATAGCCATGGATAATATTAAAGATAGACAATTTTATTGGGAAGTCAAGCAATTCTTCAACGGAAAGCCTGAAAACAATGTTCCTCCACAACCAAAGCCTTCTTTGAAGGATGCAGTATCTGGAGTGTTAAAAGAAAACAATCCATACAAACAAACAAACTTTAGCAACAATCAGACTTCTGTCAATGCTGCTCAAAATGCCATTCAGGGTCTTGGTGCTATGGATGCGGCAAACAAGCCATCATGTGTTGCATATACAAAGAATGCAATTAAGAATCCATTTAATTTGAATGAAGGATTTTGGGATGCTCCATCTATGGCTGCTCCCGGAGCATTAGAAGTTGAAGATAGAAGAAGACAAGCAAGAGCAAACAGCACACAACAAAATTTTGGTTCTCCCACTGCTCCTAAAACCGCCGCACAACAACAATTAGAAAGAGACGCAGCATCTGGTAAACCAGGAACACAAAGGCAAGCATATTATTCCAGTGCTCCTCTTGTACAAGATTCAATTGACAAATACAAAGAACAAAATACAGCACAACCGCCAGTAAATACTGATAATAGATCATTCTTTCAAAAAGCAGCAGATCAGGCTAACAATCCAGAAAAGTATGATTTAGGTGTTGTTGGTAAATTGTCAGCAAATGTAGCAAACTTTTTTGGTGGTTTTGGTCCAACTAATAAACCAAGAGAAGCTACAGGAACTGCTAGCACAGATAAATCGGGTAATACTGTATTCAATCCAACACCAGTTCAAACACAAACACCAAAGCCTGCTTCTGCGCCAGCACCAGTTCAAGGTCAGTCTCAGGCACCGAATGCACAAACTAAAGCACCAGTTCAAGGTCAACCACAATCTGTTCCTGCAAAGAACCAACCTACTACAACCAGCACAACCCCATATACACGCCAATATGTATCAAGTGAACCTGAAGGGCAACCAAAGCGTGGTCCCGGTGGTGGAATAATTGCACCTCCAGTTGCATTGGATAAAGCAAGTGAAAATCCCAAAGCATATGAAGGTATGGATGATAGGAGAGCCTTAGGTCAAGTTCCTATGGGAGGTGAAGTAGTTGGGCCAAATGGAATTCAAAAACAAAACTCTACAGTCTCTCCATATGTTCAATCTCTACAAAATGCAATTAGACAATCAGCTCCTCAAAATAATCAATTTACTCCGTCGGGGGGTCAATATAGAAATAGAAATAGAGGAAGTTCTAATATGGGAATGGCTACCAGACCAAATCGCCCAGAAGCAATGACTCTTCAATCTGCCATGGCCCAACAAAATCAACAAGCCACCAGAAATACATTGGGACAAATGGGTGCTGTTCAAGGTACATCCAACTCTTCATCTGGATTCCAAGGTTCTGTATTGCCTCCTGCTGGTCAACTTACTAGCATGGGAACCCAAAAAGAAAATGAATTTAAATATGCCAGAGGATCACGTTTAGCCTGAGGAAATCATTATGCTAAGAAATATACTAGTAGAAAAAATTCTCTGCGAACGTTATCAAACTAAAACAGAAAAAGATTGTGGTTGTATTAAACTAACTGAAGAAGATGAAAAATCTAGTGTTATTCCTAATTTTACAGATCTTCTGAATTGGGGCCTTCAAGCTGGATTGGGAATTCTGGCCGCAAAACAATTAGCATCGGATTTAAATAAATTTTTAAGCCCATACAATCCACCAGAATCTGATGATAGATATTCTCCAAGTGATAGTCCAATTGCGCAGTTAATTCAACCAGAACCAGGTTTAAAAACTCCAAGAAAATCAAGAGTCAAGGAATTTGGTCAAGCATCTGGACAAGTTATTTCCCCTTCTTGATATTTGTGATATAATATAATATGACTGTGAATTTATTTAAACAATTTAAACATAATTTAATCGAATCTAATGTTACCTTATCTGAAGTTCAGAAAGAAGGTAAGAGATTCTATAGCACTCCAGATGGTGAATTTCCCAGTGTAACTACTGTTGTTGGCTACGGCAAACAACAGTTTTTTGCTGAATGGAGACGAAAGAATCCTGATGAAAGCCGTAGAGTAACATCACGTGGAACAAAGTTTCATAGTATTATAGAAACTTACATTCGAAACGAGCCATTGGATATGGAAAATATGTTTCCAAACTTCAAGGCTCTTTTTAATTTAATAAAACCTGCTCTTGATAATATAGACAACATAGCAGCAATAGAAACTCCATTATGGTCAAAGATTCTTGGTCTAGCAGGAAGAACAGATTGCATTGCTGAATACAACGGCAAACTTTCCATTATTGACTTTAAGGCGAGCACTAAAGAAAAACGCAAACAAGATATTGAAAATTATTTTCTACAGGCAACAGCCTATGCTTTAATGTATCAAGAAAGAACTGGCGTCATAATAGAAAATTTTGTAATACTGATTGCATGTGAAGATGGATTATTTCAGGTATTTGAAGACAATCCCATTAAGTATGTAAAGAAGTTAAAAAAAGCAATCAATCATTATAGGGAAGAAAATGGAATACATTAATATAAGAACACCACAAGAAGAAGTGAACCGCAAGGGATCCAGATGGTGGATCAAGATGAATGACAACTCCAAAGCAAAAACCTGCAGAGAAGATTTTGTCAAAACATATGGTGGGTTCTTTAAGCAAGAAGCAAAAATTTGGATTTGGGTTTCTCCAGTTATTGAACAAAACGGTTATTGGTTAAAAAATATTCATACAAATGAAAAGGTATTTTTCACCAGTATGGGTGAGTTTGGAAGACAACATGGACTCACTTCAGTCAAAATTTGTGAATTATTAAATGGTAAAAGAAAGACATATAAGGGGTGGACGGCTTCCGAGGTCCGTGCAGTCAAAGAAACTACCGGACAGCATATAAAGGCAAAGGAACCCAAAAAGAAGAAGATAATGGTTCCCAAGATAGTCACCTTTCAGAATACTGATACTGGTGAAGTTATTGTTGTAACCAATATAAAGCAATTTGCCAAACAACATGGTATTTTTCCTGCAAATTTGTATAAATTAGTGAACGGAAAAGCCAAAAGTGTTAAAAACTTTAAATTATACACTCCTCTGTCCTGATTTGCGTGCTTCTTTTGGTTCATAAATATTTTAAATGAACTTCAAGACCTTATTGCAAATTATTAACGAAGAGTCCCGAGAGCGTGCCGATTCATTTAGAACTACGGGCGAGGCTGTTTCTAAAGAAAAGGCCACAGATAAAGCCGGGGACTATAAAGCCAAGGATGCTGCTCGTAAGCGTGAAGAACGCTCCAGACAAATTCCTAGAGATAGAAAATCCAAAACAGAACTTCTTAAGGATGTTGTCATTGTAAAAACAAAGTCCGGTAGAGTTCAGATTATTTTCAAAGATTCATTTAACAAAGAACAACATGAAAATTTGACAAAATCCGGTGCTATCACTTTTGAAGAAGCTAAAAAGATTGCTGGTGATCCTAACTTTGAACAAACCCGTGCATCTAAACTTCTTTTGGGCAATATGAAGGAAAAACCAAAAGGAGAAAAGAAAGAAAAGGCACCTGAAGCTGAACAAGAAGAGAAGCCCCGCAGACTTTCAAAGAAAGAAATGTTTACTGCGATGACTCAAATGTCCGCAGAGCAATTGGCTGCATTGCCTCCAGAGGCAAGAGAAGAATACTTCAAGTCTCAAAGAAATCCACCAACAAATAAAGAATATGATAACAATAGCTTCGAAGGATTGAGTATTCAATTTGGTATTAGTCCAATCTCTTCTTTGCCTTTCAATCAACAAGTACTAAATGCTATCTTGTTCTTGAGTAAATTGAAGGTCGGAGCAGGTCAACAAGAGATGCAAACTTTTGCTACACTAAATCCTGGTTCAACAGACTTTACAAAAAGAGCATATCTTCAGGCCAATAAAATTCTTTCACAGATTGGCGACGAATGTCTTACTAACCTTATTTCTGCAACTGAAAGCGGAAACAAACAAATGTATTCCGAAGGCTCAGTTGACATGAAGTGTGGTGAATATAGATTTAAGATTGAAGCTGGTGGCGAGTTCAGCGTATCAACAGATAAACTAAATCAAAGCAATAAGCTATTCAAAGGTATTCTAGCGAATTCAATCAATGCAGCGCTATCAGACCCAAGAATAATGGAATCTGATCCCGGTATTAAGAAGATGCTTGCTAATATAAATCAAAGCAAATCAAAAGTTTCAAACATTTTGATTTCAAATGAAGCATTGCCAATAATTTTGCAAAATGAAAAGTACGTCCAACAGTTGCAAAATACTCCAGTTATACTTGGTGATGGATCTGAATCTGGAACCATTCTTGATGCAGAAGGAAATCTAAATCCTGCAGCATCATTGGAAAACTTGAACAATATTGTTCAAAAAGCCAGTAAGGGAATCTTCAAGAAGGATATGGATACTGGAAAGTCGGCAGTTGGAAACTATATTGCCTCTTCCATACTTCGATCATATTTAAGAGGCGATGGACTCAAAGATCCAAAAGAACAACCCAATCATTTGGTAACAGCCAACGGAGTTTTTGCACTTTCTGATGACTATATTCAAGAGATTTCCAACAATGCAGTTCTTAATGCAAAACCTTCTGAGACACCATTGGACGGTGATAATATTTCAAACTTCAAAGGAAAGTCTGTTGAAGAATTGAAAAAATGGCGTTCTATCATTGAGGCAAAAGAAGAAAAAGGTAAAGAAAAGACTCCTTCATTAAAAGAATTGATGATAGACATTAACACACTCAATCCAATGGAGATTGCTTCAAATTATCTGCAAGCAAAAATGGATTTTTCTTTTGATGCCAGTTTGATTCCAGGATTTAAACCCGATGATCTAAATGCTGTAGAATACAACTATGTTCGTATTGGCAACAAGGTTACCAAAATACCAGTAACCCGTGCAGATAAACTTTCAAATCAATTATTGGGTGAAACATATTTGTTCTTGAATAGTACGTTGGTAGAATCTTTGTCCAATAATTTTGTTCTTTCATCTTTGGTAAAAGTAAACTTATTGACTTCTTATGAAGCTGATATTCTTGAGCAATCTACTATGCTTACAGAAAGCGATACCAATCCACTCAAAGAGATGTTGGATAAGGTTATCGAAAGAGCTACTGCCGTTCCTTTCAAAATATCTCTTCTTGAACAAATTCTTGAAGAATACAAGAGGGATTACAAAATGGAATACCGTAACTACCACGGAAAACCAAAACAAAAGAAAGAACGTGCAGCTAGAACCCGTGCTAGAGAACTTATGATCAAAAAAGGTAGAGCCAAAAGAGGCGATGGAAAAGACATTGACCATAAAAAGCCCCTGAGATCCGGTGGTTCGAATGGCATAAATAACTTGCGCAAGCGTGAAAAGTCTGACAATAGATCAGACAATGGTCATCATAAAGGTGAGAAACAAAGCAAGGATTGGAAATGAGTAAGGCTAAGAAACTGGTAGAAAAAATTTTTGAGAAGTCGCAGTATTCTCATTTATATAAAAAAGAGTCCACTGTTGCAAATACCATAACAGAAAATTTTCATTCTAGCAGCAAAAAACTTGGAAAATGGGATGAAGTATCTAAATGCTTTGTAAACAAAATAATAAAATCTTTGAATGAACACACTTATAATCCCAATCTATATGGGTTGATGGATATAAACAAGGATAAAAATAGATAAATAAGAGGAAGCCATGAAATTTAAACAATTACTCACAAAAATTCAATCCCTACAAGAAAACGCCCCTGAAGAAACAGAAGGTGGTGGTCTTTTCATTGGTGACCCCCAAGGAAAGAAGGGCCCAAGTGCACTAACCAACAAGGGAACATTCAATCTCAAACTTCCTCGTTCTTTGGATGCAATCAATGCAATGCTCCAAGGCTTCTCTTCCAAGGATTATATCGATCCTGATGAAGTAGTAGCAATCATCAAGCAGAAGTTGAATCACTTTGGCTTTGATTTTGAGATGAGAAACAGCCTTCAAGACGGTGAAAATGTCTTCCAACTTGTTCAATATGGAAGCCCCCAACTCGGAGTCTATGGTCAAAATCCGTATGATGATGTTAATGAAAAGGGATTCAAGCAAGGTGATGGCATTAAAGAAAAATTAGGTTACTCTCTTGACATGGTTGTAAATGTACAAAAGGGTTCTAATATGCTTCGTAAGATAAACGTGATGATCGTCCCCGCTATGGACGGCAGTATAAGAGATGTTGATAATGGTACAGACCCAGGTTGCGGTTGCCAACACTAATAATGTAATGAATTCAAAACAATCCTTGACAGAAGATAATTTTTTGGACTTCTGCAAGGATTGTTATTTCAATCCTGAGTGTTCAGGCAAGAATGAATTTATTGATGATTTGAAGCGCATTAAGTACATAAAAAGACTTATACAGAAGATTCACAAACAGAAAACCCTGAAATCTATTCGGGAAAGACTGATTCTGAACCATCTTATAATTTTAAGAAATGTGTTCGGGGAAGAAAAATCAGCTAGAATTTTGTTTTTTAGACTTGAGCCAAGACTTCATTCTTATTTGAAGTCTTTTTTGGTTTATTTGGAATTTAATATTCAAGGTATCCCGGAAACAGATTATAAACTTTTGAATACTGATGTCAGAGTAGATAGAAAATTGTTTCTGATGGATTCCGAGAAGTAAATCTAAATATTTTATATGAACTATGGTTCTCTAGTACCCTCATTCTATTTTTACAAGTTTGCTGAGTCAATCAGCCAACCATATACATCTTTTGCAGCCTATAGAGCCGGAGCCATTGATGACAATGGTAATCTAGTCAAGCCAGAGAGCAGCATAGATCCATATGAGTACTTCATAATCAAATTAAAGAAGATTTTTGAGCAGCTTCCTCCGGGGCTTACAAAGTATCAGTTGGCAAACTATACATCCGCATTAAATTATTTTGCAGAAGAAGCAGAAAAGTTTAATATTGAAAAGGAACACTATATTGCATTGGTCGAAGGTATTCTTGCAGCCCAGTGTGGCCCTGAAGCAAGTTACATCCAACTATTAGAAGACATGAGTGCAGGTGGTATGGCTGTTGCTGGTGATTCGGCTGGTTACAATACTGGTGGTGTTTCAGGCTTTGATCCAGTAATGGCTCCAATGCAAAGACGTAAACCAGTTGCAGATAATATGTTCCATATGTTTGATGTATCTGAAAATGATTTTTCAAAAATATCAAACAATCAAATGAATGATATTGAGTATCTTCGCAGATTTGGAATTCGTAATCCTGAGTCTACATTGATTGTAAGAAACAGCAAAAATGGAAATCTTTATACTGTTCCCAAAAAAAAGAAACTAAAAGAAGAATATAATTTAAATTTTTTATTTGAACAAAGTGAAGTTGAACAATATACCGATACAGTAAACGATACAGGAACAAATGTGTCAACTCTAAGAAACAACGAAGAAGGAAAACAAAAGATTGCTACTGGACAATCTTTTCACGATGCATTTGCAACTCATTTAAAAACCCAAGGGTATGCACAAATATCAGCTCCACAAGAACATCATAAAAGAGATAGACAAGCTTTTGATACATTTCATAAAGAAATGCCAGAAAAATCATTTTATGTCAGTGAAGATGCCAGTGTATCTGGTGGACATGATGCTTTTGTAAAAGTACACCATGAATTATCTGCTCCCTTTGAATTAAAGGGATTAGGTGAAAATGTTAGTTCTAAAAAACCAGAAATCACTCCCATCAGCGTTGGTGAAGGACTATTTAAAAATGGAAAAAGTGCATTGGAAAGAGGAATTAATTTAGTTGCTAAAAAATTAAAATTAGATGTATCCAAAATCAATAGCAATTTAGAAAGATATAGAAGCCGTTCTCCTGGTTCAAGCAGTTCCGTTCTTTCTGTATTTAAACAAGGATTGGGAATCCCATCACAAGAGATGCGCAACATATCTCAATCAATTGGTGGACATGTTGATAAAATGCTCCAACAGGGAGAAAAAATATTTTTAATAGGAAATAAAAAACGGGGTTTGATGGCTTTGTCTTCTTCTAAATCAAGAACTACTAGTTCTGAACAAGGAGAAGAAATTCCACATCCTCTTTATGGAGCTCATGATAAGATTTTAAAAGAAATTGGATTACATACAACTGGTTTATTTGGAGAACATGTTGATTATGCAAGACCTCCAAGATACAAACCCGTCACTAAAAAAGAAAAAGAATCTGGTAAAAAATCTAGTAAAAGAATTATTGCTTCACTAGAAGCTGTGTTTCCAGAAGAAACACACCCAAATTATAAATCTATAAAACATAACGCCGAAAGAATTTTCGGCGTATGATTGATCAATCCTGAATAAAACTTTTACAACACTTCGGTTTAGTGCAGCCAGAGTTTGCTCTGGCTTCATTGATGATCTTATTGTGGGCATCCTCCCAACCCGCAAGCCATTCTTGCCAATATACAGAATTAGATTCAAAAATATTAGAGGCCTTATCGCCGCCATTCATTCTAGTATCATACCCCTTTTTATATGCTGAACCTGGAACGTAATCTGTCATGGCTTATCCTTTGGATCAATTGGAACCATTACGATTTGACTAAGAAGTTTATCAAGAGCCTTAACGTGAGCACGTTGCTCAGTAATGTTTAGATATCCACGAATCTCAATAAGTTTTTCATAATCTTCACGAGAGAAGGTGGTCGTGGTCTTTGCGGGCTGTGACTTCTTCATTGGACGACGATTGTTCATGGGATTCTTGGGCTTAGAATTATTCTTGCTCCATTCCTTCATGATGTCATCAATGTTAAGATACTCTTTCATACTTTCAGTGAAGTCTTGGCCACTGTTGATATCATTCCACATCTTACGAAACTCTGGCCCCATGTTGCCATAGAAGAAAAACCCATTGGAATTATTGTTTGGGTTGTTGGCATCATCATCGTCGCCATTCTGCCAGTTCTTGAAATCATTATAATCAGAATTATTCATATTTTTCCTTAGTTAGTGTCAAAAATTTGTTCGTAAACCAATTTGCCCCGATTGTCTGTAACAGAGACATATCGAACGTGACGGCTCATTGCATCACTGATATTTAGTGGATCCTTGGGACCAAATGCCATGTGCTTGATCCAAGCAGGACATCCACCAAGGGAAATACGAACTTCAGCACCTGTTGCATCAGTACCATAAAAATCAAATGCAGCCTTCTCACCATCATAATAGGTGAAAAAGCAATCAATAGAATCATACTTCTTGCGAACATCCGCAAGAGTCATTTCTGTAGCGGTTTTAGCCATTAGGCAATCTCACTTGCTTGATTGAAATAGGTAATTGGCCATTCGCGTCAAGCGCACGAAGAGTACCAACTTTAGCCTCCATTAGGCTCTTGTGACGGTTATTACGAAGACGGGTTTTACGCTTTCTATGCGCCCGAGCAGTTATACGTTGTTTAGAATTAGGCATATGAATAGTATACTCCTTATTTATGGTCTGTCAAATAACAAAACCCCCTTTGAGGGGGGGTTTTGGGTCGATTCAGATGCGGGAGACCAAACCCCACTGCTTCAAGCAGCCATTGCCATATAGTTGGCAATTATTTTTTGCAACTGTTTATTTACGACACTTGTTACCCGTGTCGGGTATCTCCTTCTTCATTACTTTGCGCCAATCGATTCCTTTCGACCCCGTGACCCGAAGCCTAGGACTTCGGGAAATGCCCCGCTGCTACGAGGACTTGGTTCGCCGTTTTCAGAGAATTGCAGATTCTCTGACTTAGGCTAATGGAGTCGGGGGGATTCGAACCCCCGTCTTGTACGCATTTCAATCCGATATCAACAATACCATTATTATGTAGTAGGCTTTATATCGTAGTAATAATTGTCATCGTCGCCATCAATGATCCAACGATCACTCTCACCTTCGCACTTCCATGTCTTATTGTCAACCTTGAAGTCAGGTTTTTCCGGGAATGGTTTTGTAACAAACGACATGTTTTTCCAAAATATTCTGTTATTTGGTTGGAGTGTATAGTTTCCGTTGTCCAACGCAATCATATGAAGGCACTTATATTGACTAGGTTCCTGTGAATAGGCATTTCTATACCAATCAAAGGTCATTTTATAGTCGCCCCAATGCTCGGTTTTGTCTTTCAAAACAACTTTTGCCCTGCAATCAAAAAGAGCATCATATTCAACAGTGGATACATTTTCATGAAAACAATCCCAAAGTTGAAGATGGTCTAGAGGCATCAAAGGGGCCTCTGGCTTCCAGCATAACATATGAATAGGGACTCTGCTACGAACGATTCCGTAGTCAGTCATGACATGAAAGGTCATGGCATATCCAGCGCATGACTGTGCGCCAAATACTAAAACCTTGTCAAATTCTCCTTTATGTTGCTCATATTGGTACATGTGTTCTTTGCGAAGATAACAATAAAAATGTGGTATATTAACGTTGTGCATAATGCGAGCTGAAGGATTCGAACCTTCGTAGACAAATGCCAGCAGATTTACAGTCTGCCCTCGTTGACCGCTTGAGTAAACTCGCTAAAGTCGGGCATTGAATCCTTTTTCCAGCCCTGATCAAGGTCTGGGAAGTATAGTACTAGCCCTGCGCGTTCTTCTAAGGTATTCCGCGCCCCACCTCTGATTACTGCTAGGGTATCAGTTATCCCTATACAGTTTTATAGTCTTTAATTGTCAAAAGCGAACGATGGGATTCGAACCCACGACCATCGGTTTGGAAAACCGAGACTCTACCACTGAGTTACATTCGCAAAAATTTACTTCTTAACCTTTTTTGACTTCTTCTTTTTCTTGAAGATTGCTTCAAAATT